GTATAAGACTTTATGATAAGATCTTATACATGGCAGTTGGTGAAGCTCGTTAAGGACTGTTTATATTATAACCAATTAATATGATTAGTGATTAAACCTCAAGTAGCCAACTGTCAGCAAAACGTTATTTGACAATTGAATATTTCATCCGACTAGGGCAACGCCCGATCATGTCAGTATCATCTTTTTATTTGAGGAAATAAAAATGTCAAAAAATGAGTTTGAAACACGCGACGGAAAAGTCGTCATCAACACTATCGAAGATTTAGATAAGTTCGAAGCGGAAAAATTTCCCGACGGCATAAGGGCCAAACGTAAACGGGACTTCTTCGATGACGGCGAGTATAGCGGTTTTAATCTAAGCCGTTTTGGCTACACCGACCTATTAGCCGCCGAGTGTCACGCGCTTCGTGATCTCATGCAAGGATTAGTAGGTTATAGCTACGGGTGTCCATTCGATCCACATGTCATAACGCACAAGGACGATGATGGAAACGAGTGGTACGAAGTATATACGATGTAAATTGAACCACGGACCCCGCTTCACGGCGGGGTTCTTTTTTGTCTTGACCTATCTCCCATAATATCCCATACTTGGAATATCTTTTTATAGGAGGAGATAGAAGCATGGTAAAAGAAATCGCAAAACTTATTCGCAAGTCAGACGACGTTGATCTGGCGTTTATACACGAACTTTGGGAAATACTCAAACCGGAGGGTACAGAGACAGAGCGTAAAGCATTCTTTGAACTTGCAGGTTTTTTATAAAGAATTGCAAAATTATTTGGCAGTGGTTTTGAGTCAGGAGGTCAAATGATTAAAAAGCACGAAGATCTGATCGTGGCCCTTTTAATAGTTGTGATGGTTCTAATTTGGATTATCGGGGTTTCTACAGGAAGTTGGTAAATAAAGGGCGGTACAAAGGTATCGCCTTTTATATATATAGAGGAAAAAATAAAAAAAATAAATTTGCGTTTAGGGGGTGTTACCGGTGTTACCGTGTTACTTTCGTATCTATCTATATATAAATAAACAGTTTTTCGGTAACTTTTTTGGGTAACACCTTTATTTTATTGGTGTTACTTTCGCCTTTCTTATATATATTCTTATATATTCTCACACTAGATTTAATGTTTTTTGCTTGTTATGTCTCGATTTATAGCAAAATAAAGAGGCTAAAATGGTTACCACAACGTCAATTCCAAAGGGTTTGGTGTTACGCCCTAAGAAAAAACCCACCGGAAAACGATATACAAAACAAAATCCAGATGAACATCGTGGCCGCAAACGTTTAAACGAAAACTCCCCTCTTACTAGAAAACAAGAGAAATTTGTAAAAGAACTGGTTTCGAATGATGGGACCATTACAATGTCCGAGGCGGCAGAACGTGCGGGGTATACTCCGAAGTCGGCACCTGTTCGAGCATCTCAAATGACAAACCCTCATATAAGTCCACATGTTTGTGCAGCTATTAAAAGGTATCGGGACGAACTTGACTCAAAATTTGGTGTTACTTACTCAAGACACGTTAGAGATCTACAACGCATTAGAGATCATGCATTAGAGAACGGTGCTTATAGTGCAGCCGTTCAAGCTGAATATAGACGCGGACAAGCACAAGGTGACATTTATGTAAGTAAGTCTGAGATCCGTCATGGCAGCATTGATAGCATGAGCAAAGAGGAAGTCCAAAAAGCTTTGGACGAATTAAAGAAAACATATGGTGCAATTGACATTACCCCAGACGAAGATGGAATCAGCCCTGTACCAACAATTGAGGGCAGCTTCGAAGAGGTCAAAGCGTAAACTTATACTTACGCGAATTGAAAACTGGGCTAGTCAAGGAATTCCAGATCTTTTGATTTGCGACGAAACGGGTAAGTTTCACTTTGTAGAACTAAAATTTGTAAAAGCTAATGCTGTCAATTTAAGTCCGCACCAAGTCGCGTGGCATATCAGGCACAAGCATTCTAGCTGTTGGACAATAATTAAAAAACAAAACAAGCCGGATAGTGATCCGGTTCTTTTTTTGTATCATGCTGAACAGGCAATGGATTTAAAAGCTAATGGTTTAAAAACTGAACCAAAACTGCATCAAGAAAAAAAGTTTTTGTGGGATGACGTTTTCGACTTGATTTGTCCTATCTAATCCCATAAACTTCTATACATCATAAACATGAGGAAATAATGATATGAACCATTTTGAAGTGGAGCGGCATTTAATAAATGAATTAAACGCTATGAACGAAAAATTGCAGTTATTGCAAGGTGCTATAAATAGCCCAGATCTAGATGACTTTTTTGACGCCGGAGACTTTGGCGTAAATTTTAGAAAAACTATTGTGGATTCATGCCAGAAAGCAATCATGCATTTAGAGATAGCTCATGTTAACTGGCGCAGTGCTACTAAGGCGGAACATGAAAAACTTTTGAAGCGTTTTCAAAACTTGGGAGATAATGTAAATGTTCCTACTTAATTGGATTGGCCGCCTGTTATATGGCAAGGAATATGACCGCTTGTATCAGCAAGCAAATAAACCAAAAAGACGCCGTAAGAGATAGGAGGTAAAATGAAAGATCTTGAAAAAGCGTTGCGGGAAAAATTAGAAAAGGATCTAGGTAAAGGTTCAAAAGATTGGCTAGATGAGCATCTAATTATTGATATGCCCGATACTAAAAAAGATAAGTAAAAAATTACCCCGCTTGACGCGGGGTTTTTTCTATCCTATTATATGGGAGAAATCTTATATATGAGGTGTTTATATGATTGAAAATACAGTAGATGAATTTATCAAAGATATTCATAACGCAGAAAGAAAAGCAAATGATTTACGTCAAGAGTTAAAAGACGTGCAATGGAAAATGAATAAACTTTCGCAATGGTTTACTTATGGTGGTGCAACGTCTTTTGAAGAATATTTAAAAGGATCTAATAATGATTAGAACGGTAGAAATGTCGCGAGCTAAAAAGACGGCCGGAATAGCCGTCACTTATAGAGCGGGACAAAATGACATGTTTGGAACATGTCCCGCCGCTTGCAATTTAAACGATAGCGGCAATGGAGCGGAAAACGTTGATAAAGAATATTTAGACGCGCTATTAAATGCGAAACCAACAAAAGGTTTTTCCTTTACTTATTCTCATTTTCATTGGTCAAAATGGATTGATAAAGTGAGATCCGTCGGGAAAACTATTATAAATTACAGTGCGGATAATTTAGCGGACGCGCTCAATAGTTTTGTTAATAATGTCCCGACGGTTACAGTTGTTCCGGAAATTAAATGGAATGGATCTAAATATTTTCTAGTTCAACGTTCGGATATACCCGCGACTGAAGGAAAAGCCTATACTAATCAAACGGTCAAGGTTATCCGCTGCCCTGCGGAATATAAGGATATTTCTTGCAATGATTGCGGCAATGGCGAACCCCTTTGCGCTCGCATCGATAGAAAATTTATAATTGGTTTTACCGCGCATGGTCCCAATAAAAGAAAAGCAGCAAGTAAAACTGAGCAAGGCGGATGTTATGGTGCTCAAGGGAATTGCCGCATATGGTGGAACGATACCGCCAAAAGTGAGCAACCCGACGAAACCGACGGAGAAAAGCTTTTACGTTTTGTTAAATCGTTGCCAGTGCGGGCCATTATTAGACATCATGTTGCGGGCGACATAGGGGCAAACTTATGAAACATAATTATCAACACGCCTTTTGGCTTGGTGGTGTTCCAAAAGACAAGCCTATAAAAATTTATATTCATGGGGAATATAAAGATAAAAACGGCTTTCGGTGGTTGCAAGCTAATAAGGGAAATGACCCGTCTATATATACTTTTGGTGTAAAGGAAAAAGATATCGTTTGGTTAAAGGGGAGAATTAAAGAATAAAACTTTTAAAAATTTCTCTTGCATAATATGCGAGAATAAAAGATAATAAGCGAGCGGGTAATTCTGCTCGCTTTTTTTTATGAGGTAAAAATATGAATATTGAAAATCAAAATGGAACATTGCAAAGCTTACTTTTAAAGGTTCAAGAACAAAATAACCGTAGCGCGGATTTTTTGGCTTCTACTGGTAATTTGCAAAAACATACTAACGACGAAGGAAAACCCCAACTTGTTATAGAAGCTACTGGTGGTGAACCAACCCGAATTTTAGACGTTAATGACCATGCGTTTGGACAAATTGCCCAGAACGTTGATATTGATACGAGAACGGCCCGACGTTTACAAAATGAGGTCCCGAAGGAATTTGACGCCGTCACAAATGCTCTATTTCAAAAACACCCAACTAATCGCATGGTTCGAACGTTTTTGGATGAAAGTGAAACAACTGGGACCGTTCGGGCATTTGTATCCGATAAATTTAAAACGTTTGATAATATCAATCTTTTACAAGCTAGCTTGCCCCAGTTAATGGAAAGTGAGGCTAATTGGAAAGTTGTAAACGGTACTGTTACAGATAAGCGTCTTTATATTCGTTTGAAAAGTGAGATCCAAACGGGGGAAGCGGCTAAAGGGGATCTAATGGCAAACGGCATTGGGTTAAGCAATTCGGAAGTTGGCGCGGGTTCGGTTCAAGTTTATCAACTATTCTGGACGCTTGCTTGTACCAATGGTATGCAAACAGAAAACCGGAACCGCTCTAGCCATATTACCAGTGCAAGGGATAGCGCTGATTATGGGTTATTATCTGGGGAAGCTAAAGACGCGGATAACAAAGCTTTAGAATTAAAACTAAGAGACCTTACCCGCGCTTATGCTAGTCGAGAATTATTTGACGAAGTGTTGGAAAAAATGAACGCAGCACATCACGACGTAATAGAGGGGGATTTTCACGAAATACCCGAACGCGTTGGAACCGTTTTAAAACTTACCAAAAAAGAGAATACCGATGTTTTGAACGGCCTTATAGCTACAATGGGCCAATCCGGATATAATAACGGCAAGGTTACGCGGGCGACAATGGTTAACGCGTTAACGGCCGTTGCTAATAATTGCGACGCCGACGACGTTGACACATGGCAGCAGCGGGGCGGAAAACTTTTAAATCTCAATGATCGTGACTGGAACCGAATTGCAGCATAAACTTTTTAAAACTTTACATATAAGATAAATCCTATATTAATGGGGGCGGGGCAATCCCGCCCCTTTTTTTTATGAGGTATAAAAAATGAATA